TGCCTTGCGCGAGCAACCCGAAGCCGCGCCGCAAAATACCGGCGGTAAGGATCGCGCCGACGGTCTTCTTAAACGTAAGCGCTGATCGGTTCGCCATGGCGAACGAGGATTTTGACTTGCGACCGAATTTATCGGCCGCCGTGCCCATGCGCTTAAACGCTGTCGTTACAGCGTCCTTTGCTTTAAAAATCGTTGAGACAGCAAAGGACGCCATTATAACCCCTAACTCTCGAGGCCTTTTTTAACCGCCTCCTGAATCAATTCGTACCATCTATTCCAGTATCTAAGCTCGCGATAATTCATAGCCTTAATTTCAGCCGGCGACACCTTGTGACAAAATAAATTCCCGGTCATCTGGTCGATTCGATCTAAAACGCTTTTGTAAACTACCTTCCCGTCGACCTTTATACTTGTAAAAAAATGCAACCTAACGCCTCGGCTACCGATAGATCCGGCCCTTTCAATTTTCGGATGATTTGCGCGCCTTGCCCAGAAAGTACGCCGAGAAAATAATACATCTTTTTGTGAGCGCTATGCTCGTCGTTAAGGCCGTCCTTTGCGACTCCGGACACCTCTTTATAAACGATCTGACCGTCGGAACCTTCCGGCGGTTTCGCCAACGTTTGCTTGATAACGATATCGTCGCCAGTCGTATCAATTTCGAGGCGCCCCGCCATTATGGCGCGCTTGATCTTTTTGAAGCTCGAAACAACCGCCGCCTTAACATCGTTCGGGAAATCGTCGACCTCGATATCGTAATACACCTTAAGGTTTTCGATTTGCTCGTTAGCGGTTTCCTCCGAAATTATATTGCTCACTTTTTCCGCCTTTCATTTGATTATCCGTTTCGGTTATGACGCCGGGAACGTTGTCCAGTCATCTTCGGGCAGCGCTACCAGGGTCGCTTTGTTATCCTCGGTATTGTGCGAATCGATCTGAATCTGGCCGACGCATCTATGCACGGTACCGTCGGCGGTTTCGAAATCGATCTTGATATTGTCGAGCCCTTCGGCAAACGACTTGATCTGCTCCATTTCTTCGGAGTTTACGAGCAAGTCGATCGATTCCGCCTTCGGAGTTACGCGCGTGATCTTGCGCATACCTACGCCCGAAGTCGCGATCATATCGTTATCAACCTTCGTCGGTTTCCGACTGATATTCGCATCGGCGGCGACGGCGTACGGAATGCCCTCGATCGAGAATTTTCGTATTGATCCGGCTACGCTCATTTTACCCGTCTCCTATGGTCTACAGAAAAATATCGAGGCTCGTATCGAATTCAACGACCGCATCGAAGATCGTTCCCTCGCCGCTCAATAGCACGGGGAGCGTCATCGTAAAGCCCTTGCCGCCGGGCCTGATGGTCACGTAACCGCCGCTTTTCAGACGGTCGATAGTGAAGGCCGCCGAAAAGATCCAAGCGTGAGATTCGAAGCTCGTCGCGAGCGCTACCAGATCATCGATAACGGCGTCGAGATCGCGCGCCTTCGATCGGTCGGTCGGATTCGAGACTTTCGCCACGTCCGCAACGATCGAAATCCCTTGCCATTTTTCGGACGCGAAATTCGCCCGGATGTTATCGAGCAAATTTTGAATAATCGAAATGTTGCGCTGACTCCGAAAGCCGTTCGAATCGTCGGCGATCGAGTCCGGATGATAGAACGTAAACGAGTCTTGAATGACTACGGCGCCGCTTCGCACAACCGTCGACCCGATTCCCGCGCGCGCGGCCGTATTTCGGCTGTCGTAACTCGACGTCCACCGATCCGCCACGGCGCCCGGGAATACGTTTGGTAGCACTTGACCTAACCCGTGCTCGGCGGCCCGGTTGTTATTGAGCCGCGCGAGAATACCGAGCGCCTTAGCAGCGATTTCCGACGGGTTGCCGCTCGAGCCCGGTACCGGCACAACGCCGGTTGTGCGATCGGACTTGCGCCCGTTACCGAGCGCGATAAGTGCGGACAATCCGCCGCCGCCGGCGGTAGTATCGCCGACGAGTGACCGCACCGGCCGCGCGACGGTCTTACTGTACAAGCCGAGAAAGTCGTTACCCGGGCCATTCCACGTCGAGAGCAAGCCGAGCGTGGTCGAATCTTGTCCGTAACCGTGATTTAGATCCGTGAATTGTTTCTCGTTCGCATCATCGGCGAGACCCATTCCGTCGAGCGCATCTTCGATATCCGGGATCCCGGTTCCGCCGCTCATGCCGGTAATAACGGCGGCGACGCCCGCGGGTAGGTACTCTTGGAATCCTTCGTTGAAAGAAAAAATAACATCGTCGCCCCACGGGCCCTTCGAAAGCGCCGTGAAGTCGGCGGTAGTGTCCGTAGTACTGGCAACAGCCGACACCGGGAAATTACCGACCTCCGCCATTTTCGCGATGATCTTTACCACTAGCTCGGTACCGGTGTCGTCGACGGCCGCCGATACGAAACACGGATAACCGCTGATATAGAAATAAAGCGTACCGGCCGCGGTAACCGCGGTCGCACCGAAAGCGACATCGCCAGTCGCCGCCGCGGCGCCCCCGGCTTCGGCCTGCGGAACGATCCAGGTTTCGATCCCTTGCGCGCCTTCATCGGACGCGATCGCGAGCCGGTGAAGCATGGATCCGAAACCGTAAACGTCTGCGGCATCTGCCGGGCCCGCACTGAGCCGCGGCACTTCGTCTGCGATCGAGGTTTTCGCCGGGAGGTACGTTCCGATAAGGGCGATTTTCCGCGGCACGTTAAGAGCGCTCGCGCGGAATTTAACATTTTTGGCGCCGGCACCTACAGCAGCGGCGATCGAGCTTGCATCCAGACCCATGGTTTATGCTCCTGTTTTTGTGCCGGCCTTGCCGGGCTCGTCCGTATCTATTTGTAAACTAGTTTCCATTATTTCGCCAGCGGGTTTTGATACATATCCGAGTACGACTTCCTCGGTAGTGAGCGTGAGCGCCATTTGGCCCGTTATCAGCGTATAATTTCCGCGCTCGATCGGTTCGTCTTTTTCAAGTCCCGATACCCAACGGCTCGCGATAACTCCCTTATCGAGCCCGAAATCTTGGTTTCGGGCGTCCATAAGCACCTGGTAAACGTGGTCGAAAAGCTCGTCGAGTGAATCGTCGGCGCCGGCGTCGGAGGCCTTTAAGCTCGCCATGGCCGCCGCAACCGCGGGCGCTGTCGATGCCGGATTCTGGATTACAGCTAATTCTTCGGCGGTAGCGCCGGCGCCTTTCGACACTGTGAGATCAACCCGTAGCGTTACATCGTGCTTTGTGGGCCCGGCGACGCCGCCGGCGCCCTTTGGGAAGTCGCCGCGACTATAGTAGACCTCAACCATACGCAATTTATCGAGCACCTCAGAGGCGCCCTTACCGCGCTTCTGAGCGCTAATAACCGTATACTCGCCGCCGCTTTGTTGCGCGAGTACCACGCGCACGGCATCGCGGATCGTGCGAAAATTCATCATTCCGCTACCGCCTTCGTTAAATAGAGCCGAATGAAACCGATCGCCTTTCCTTCCTCGGTAGCGCGCTCGACTGTATGTAGCGTTTTCGTAGCAGCCGGATCCGGTATTTCCGGGATCTCGACGGCCCACGTTTCCCCGGGCGCGGGTACGCGCGCGAGCGACGAACGCCGAAGCGTAACGACTGGTTTATGTACGATGATATCGAGCCCGGTTTCGGGCTCCGTTACCGTCGTATCGTAAAGTATTTGACCGCTTAGATCCTGCGTCGGGTCATTCGCCGACGTATCGTACCGGGTGCCGTCCGGCGCGATCAGTATAACCGGCAACCCGAATCCATCCGGATCCTCGAGCGGTACCGCAAGATCGGCTTCAGCCTGAACGCGTATGCTCACCGGGTTCTAGGCTTTTCGGCCTCGCCGCTACCGGTCGGCGCGCGTTTCGTCGACTTCGGCGCCGGCGCCTTTACCTCGAGGCCCACGCGTGCCGCCACGTCATCGGGAAGCTCCGCGCGTGCCGCGTACTTTTTGCCGCCCGCGTACACTATCTTACCTTTGGGTACCTTCACCGGTTCTTACCTTTCCGCGGGCGCCCCGGGCCGCGCTTCGGTGCCGGGCTCGGCGGCTTCGCCTCGATAAGCGTTGGCGCCGGTACCACCGTCGACCGATCGTACTCGATACGATCGTCCAATTCCTTAAGCCGTTCCTCGGTTACGTGACCTTCCGGAATAGGATCGCCCGGGGCGACGGACTCGCGACTACCGAGCCCACCTAAATACCCCGGGCCTTTCCAGATCGGGCGCCTCATGGCTAGATAATCGTGTTGAGCGTGTAAAAGGCGTCCGTCTGAGTCGTCGCGAAAATCGGCGCCGACTGTGTACGCGTGGTAACGCGCTTCCACCCTTCGGGCAGATACGCATCGAAATAGAACATTCCGGGGTTAACCGCCTTGGAAACGTCGGCAATCTTCGGCGGCATCGGCGCGAGACCGGGGGCAAAACCGAATAGTTGCTGATACAGCTGCGTTTTCATCGGCAGATCCGGAAGCATTTCCGGCGGCCCGAAGTACCGATCCGCACGCGCCGAGCTTGCCGCGAAAAGCGCTTGCTCAGTCGGCATATACAGCGTGGCGGTGCCGCCGGAGTTCGTATAGACGTTAAGGTCGGTGAACAGCCAGAAGGTGTTTCCGGCCGGAGTCTCGAGGCGCCCGCGCGGAGTCGCGCCAGCGTCGACGAACCTTTGCAGATGACTCGGTACCGGATTTTTCCCGATTTCGACCAACTGGAAACGCCTGTTGTCGGCGAGCGCGATAATGTCGGCGTGATTTACGAGCGCGTTCATAGCGCCCTCACCGATAAGCGCCATATCCGCGGTCGCTTTGCCGTCGGCCCTGATCAAGCGGGCCGCGTTATCGAAATCAACCAACGGAGTCGACGCGGCGTTATCCCATTTCGTCGGCGCCGTTACGATGTGTGTTCCGGGTCGGAGGAAATC